TTACTGCAGGTGTTGGTGAGCAATGGGCTGGTATCGCTCTTCCTTTGGTAAGAAAAGTATTCGGTCAAATCGCTGCTAAAGAATTCGTTTCTGTTCAACCAATGAACTTGCCTTCTGGTCTAGTATTCTACTTAGATTTCCAGTACGGTACTGATAAGAACCCATTTACTGCTGGTGGTTCAATGTTCGGTAACAGATCTAGCTCTGATTACCCATTCTCAACTCCTGCAACTGCTGGTGGTTTATATGGTGCTGGTAGATTTGGTTACTCTGTAAACAACACTTCTTCAGTAGTAAATATGACTACAGGTTCAGCTACTTGGGCTACATTTAACTTTGATTCTGATTATTCAGCTTCTGCTGCTGCTGGAGATTATAAAACATTAAGTGTTGCTGCTGCTAGCTTACCTAACTTAGATACTGAAGCAGTTCGTTCATTTATTATCACTTCAGGTTCTACTATTGTTTCTGGTGATAACTTACCTGCATTCACTACTTACGATGGTACTAACGTTGTATTCGTAATTACAGGTTCAGAATTAGTAAACTTTACAGGTTCAACTGCTCCTAACTTTGCTGTTACTTACTCAATTCAACCTACTGACAAAAACAGAGGTGACTTCGAAGAAGGTAACACTGCGCTAAACGCTAATAACAACCCAATCGCAATTCCTGAAATCAACATCCAAATGGTTTCTGAAGCGATCGTTGCTAAGACTCGTAAATTAAAAGCAGTTTGGACTCCTGAATTTGCTCAAGATTTGAACGCTTACCAATCTTTAGATGCTGAAGCTGAATTAACCAACATCATGAGTGAGTACATTTCATTAGAAATTGATATGGAAATCTTAGATATGTTGATTCAAGATGCTGCAGCTGGTACTGAATACTGGTCAGCTCAGAACAACCAAGTAATCAACAATGCAGGTACTGCATTTGGTGATGCTACTTCTGGATTCTACAACACTCAAGGTCAGTGGTTCCAAACTCTTGGTACTAAATTACAAAAATTAAGTAACAAGATTCACCAATTGACTTTAAGAGGTGGTGCTAACTTTATGGTAGTATCTCCTACAGTAGCTACTATCTTGGAATCAATCCCAGGATACGCTGCTAATTCTGATGGTGATGTATCTAAAGCTTCTTACGCATTTGGTGTACAGAAAGCTGGTCAGTTGAATAACAGATACACAGTTTACAAGAACCCATACATGACTGAAAACACTATCTTAGTTGGTTTCAGAGGTACTCAATTCTTGGAAGCTGGTGCTGTATTCGCTCCATACATTCCATTAATCATGACTCCACTTCTTTACGATCCAAATACCTTCACTCCACGTAAAGGTTTATTGACTCGTTACGCTAAGAAGATGCTTCGTCCTGAATTCTACGGTAAAGTATACGTAGAAGGATTGAACACTCTTTAATAGAATAGTTCAATAGATAAAGGGGGCCTAGAGAAATCTAGGCCCTTCTTTATTCTACTAGGTACTTACTATATTTATAGTAAATAATAATAGTTACTAAAATGAAAGAAACCCCATCTCAGTTACACTTACAAAGTTATGTAATGAATTTTCCGTTTTCGCTCTCTACGAATGATCCAAATAATATTTGGATGCAAGAGTTAACAGATGACGAACTCCAAATTAATAGCCCTAAAGCATATAAACAATTTATGGACCTGTACAACTTTATGTCAGGCCAATCACTTGTATATTTACTTCCTTCCGAAGGAAGTTATCAAGACCAAGTCTATGTTGCAAATTTAGGTTTACAATTACCTCATATTACAGATGATAATATTATTTTATTATCAAACTATACATCAGATCCTCGTAAAGGTGAAGAATTAGTTGGTCAAAAATTCTTTAACCAAATGGGATACAAAACCCACATTTCTCCTTACAAATGGGAAGGTGAAGCAGATATCAAATATCTTTACGATAATGTTTATATTGGGGGTTATGGTATTCGCTCTAATATCAAAACTTACGAATGGATGGAGAAAGAATTTGATATGAACATTGTTAAAGTCGCAATGACGGATGAATATCTTTACCATTTAGATTGCAGTATATTTGCGTTAAATAACGATCAAACATTAGTAGCCACGGAACTATATACCCCTGAAGAGTTACGCGCAATAGAACAACATACTGAAATAATCCCGGTTGATATAGATGATGCCTTAGGTGGTATGACTAATTCTGTTAGATTAGGAAATATGATTTTATGTGCTTCAAATATTGCTGAACTAAAAAAATCTCATGAATATTATGAGATGGAAAAACATAAAATAGAAAGCCTAGAAAAAATATGCTCTAACGCAGGCATGGAACCAGTTATCTTTAACCTGTCTGAATACATGAAATCAGGAGCTATGCTATCTTGTATGGTAATGCATTTAAATAGAGTTGATCATTCTAAATCTTTATTATAATGGCTGAAAGATTAGAAGATTGGTTAAACGGAGAAGTTAAAGAACTTCAAAAAATGCCTGTAGGCGAATTAAGCAATACATTTTTCTTTAGAGATCCTCTTCGCCCAAATTACATTGATTGGGAACACTTTTATAGCCCAGCGGATGGAACAATTATATATCAAAAAGTTGTACAACCAGATGAAGCGGTTGTTGAAATAAAAGGAATAGATTACACTTTAAAAGATGTTATGGGTAACGACGAGTATGATAAACCGTCACTGGTAATTGGTATTTTTATGTCGTTTTACGACGTCCATATCAATCGAATCCCTTATGGTGGCGTACTCACGTACGAATCATTAGAGCCGATTGAATCTACAAACAAACCTATGTTAGCGGTTGAGAAGGATATTCTTAATAAAGTAATCAACCCTAATAACATGGAGTACTTAAAGTACAATGAACGAATGTTTAACCAAGTGTATGTTCCTTCTCTAGATTACACATATTATTTAATCCAAATAGCCGATGAAGATGTAAATGTAATTGCTCCATTTAAGAAGCAATTAGATCTTTGTGCTCAAAACGAAAGATTTAGTCTAATTAGATGGGGATCCCAAGTAGATTTAGTTCTACCTCTGGATGAGAGATTCAATTTCGAGACCGTATTAGAAGATACAATGCATGTAAATGCTGGCCTTGATAAATTAGTAAAAATCAACTACAAAGATAATGGCATCAAATCATCATACCGATCAGGTATTCATTGAAAAACGTAAACCCAAAGGACCTATCAAATTTAAAATTTCATTAAACGAAGAACAAAAAGAAGCTAAAGCTAAGATATTAGATAGTACACTTACCTTGTTAGCAGGTAAAGCCGGTTCCGGTAAAACAATGCTAGCATGTCAAATTGCTCTCGATAAATTGTTTATGAGAGAGATTGAAAAAATTATCATTACAAGACCTACTGTCTCAAAAGAAGACATCGGATTCTTACCAGGTGATTTAAGGGAAAAAATGGATCCGTGGGTTCAACCTATCTATCAAAACATGTTTGCTTTATATGACAAAGTCAAAATCGAAAAGCTCATCGAAGAAGGAAAAATCGAAATTGTACCTGTATCTTTTATGCGTGGTAGAACTTTTCTCGATAGTATTATTATTGTAGACGAGGCCCAAAACGTAACTCACGAACAAATGGAAATGATTGTAACCAGAATTGGTTTACGTTCCAAAATGATTATTTGTGGAGATGATGGACAGGTTGATTTAAAATCAAAACGTGATTCCGGATTTAGATTTTTATATGCAGCTGCTCGTAAAATTAAAAACATGACAGCTGTAACACTAATGAATAACCACAGAGATCCAATTGTAGATAATTTACTAGAAATATATGAGGAAGCCGAAGAAAGAGGATTAGCTGGAATTCAAGGTTCAAGCGGTCGTAAAAAATAGGAAGGAACCATATTTTTTCAATATTTATAACAAAATATTAATATGGCCTCTACAATATCTGGTACTACATTTCAAGTTACAGTAAAAGAAGAACATATAGTAAAAGATGTTCGTACTCTTAATGAAACTCTCTATAAAGTTAGTGATGTTACTAATTTTGATAGAAGAATAGTAACTTGTCCTAATACAACTTCTATTGATTTAATTAATATTAATGGAGTAAATCCTGGAGCTGGAACCTTTCCTTCTAGTAGTATTAAATATGCTCGAATTACTAATTTAGATGATGCTTACAGTTTAATAGTTACTTTAAGTGGTTCTAGTGATGAGTACTGGAGCCAAGAAGTACTTCCTACTTCATCATTTATGTGGACTAGTGCTAATATTACTGGAAGTGAATTTAGTGGTCCTTTATCATCAACTTTAGAAGTAGTTTCAGTATATGCTTCAGGGAGTAGTATTGATGTAGAGTACGTATTTGTAAACGCTTAATATAAAAAATTATGGCAGTAATTCCTATTTGGCCAGGTAGTTCCTCATTCTCCCCAGGCGATACACCATTTGGATTCTATGATAATGACCTAGATTTCCAAGTAGATGCTGATAAAGTAGCTAAATTTTGTGCTCAGCGTTTGGGTTATCCTATTGAAAATGTTGAATTGCAAGATATCCAATTTTATACTGCTTTTGAAGAAGCTGTAACTACTTATGGTAATGAAATTTATGCCTATTTAGTTAGAGAAGATTTAGTTGATCTTATTGGTTCAAATACTACTACATACCCAGCTTCAGAACTAAACAATACTGTAATTACTCCTAATTTTTCTAATATTATTAAAATTTCTCAACAATATGCTGAAGAAGCAGGAGTTGGAGGTAATGTAACATGGTATAGTGGTTCAGTTGTGTTAACAGGTTCACAACAAGATTATGATTTAGATGCTTGGGCAGTTGATAATGGAATTGAAAGTAGTAATTTAGAAATCAAACGAGTTTACTACAATGAAACCCCAGCATCATCACAATATTACTATGGAGCTCCAGGATATAATACTGGTCTTGGTTTTGGTGGATATTTGGGTTCATATGGATTTACAGCTTATAATACAGCTTATAGCTTTTTAGCAATGCCTGTAAATTATGATATTGCTTCTATTCAATCATTAGAAATGTCTAACCAAGTTAGATTATCAGCTTATAGTTTTGAATTAATTAATAATAAATTAAGAATATTCCCTATTCCCTCTGCAGAGGATGAAGGAGTTAATTTATGGTTCCAGTATATTCTTAAATCTGATAGAATTTCAGATAATTTATCTGATGGAAGTAATTTAGTTTCTAATGTATCTAATGTTCCTTATGCTAATCCAGTTTATTCTCAAATAAATTCAATTGGCCGTCAATGGATTTTTGAATACACATTAGCAATTGTAAAAGAAACTTTAGGTTTAGTAAGAAACAAATATTCTTCAGTCCCTATTCCAGGTGCTGAAGTAACATTAAATGGTTCTACTTTAGTTGACCAAGGTACTAGTGAAAAAACAGCTTTAAAAGAAAAATTAAGAGTTTATTTAGACGATAGTTCAAGAAAATCTAGATTAGAAAGAAAAGCTGCTGAAGGAGATGCTGCTCAAAATGAGCTAAATAAGGTTCCTATGACAATTTATATAGGTTAAAATGGCATTATACGGTGAGGCAAGAGATATAAGTATGTTTAGACACGTCAACCGAGAGTTGATGGGTAATATTATTTCTCAACAAGTAGCTATTTACAAATTTAGATTAGAAGAAACTAAAGTAAATTTATATGGTGAAGCAGCTCAAGCTAAATATTATGATGATCCTGTTTTACTTTACTGCTTAATTGAAAGACAAAACCAATCTTACCCTGAAAGTGATTTTGGTATAGATTTCCAATGGGGAATCACATTTAAATTTTTAAGAGATGATTTAGTAGATGCCAATGTAGTTCCTGAAGTAGGAGATATTTTCTTATACCAAAAAGGATATTATGAGGTAGATAGCACAAATGCTAACCAATACTTTGTAGGTAAAAACCCAGATTACCCTAATAAAGGAGATGATGGAGTTAACCCATTAGAAAGTGATTTAGAAAACTTTGGCTACAATGTTTCGATTATTTGTAATACTCATTATGTACCTGCTGATAAAGTTGGTATAACTAAAGAAAGATTCTAATGGCAACTCAAGGACGTAAACCAATCCCAAAAACTCAAAAGGAAATATCAAATGATATGATAGTTCCTTACGATAAATCTTTAGGAAACCCTAATAACACAGACTCAGGGTTTAATAGAGGTAATCAAACATCTTGGACTGGAGATACTTCTAAAACATTTTCAGTTGGTATTCAAGATATTGATGAATCTATTATGTACTATTTTAATAACGTAATTAAACCTTATGTTTATCAAAATGGTGAAAGAATATCTGTACCTATTATTTATGGTGCTCCTGAAAGATGGAAGTCATTCCAAAAAGATGGATATTATAGAGATAAAAGTGGACGTATTATGTCTCCTATTATTATGTTTAAACGTAATAGTTTAAGTAAAGACAGAAGCGTTGGAAATAAATTAGATGCTAATAATCCTATTAATTTTGGGATTTATGGTAAAAGCTATTCATCAATGGATGCTTATGATAATTTTTCTGTTTTAAATAATAGGATTCCTGTTAAACAATACTATGCTGTTGTAGTTCCGGATTATGTAACTATTCAATATAGTTGTATAATTCAAACTTATTACATTGAACAATTAAATAAAATTGTTGAAGCAATTAACTATGCTTCTGATTCATACTGGGGTGATCCTGAACGATTTAAATTTAGAGCTCGTATAGATAGTTTTGCTACTGTTCAAGAACTAACTGAAGGGCAAGAAAGAGTTGTAAGAAGTACATTTGATATAAATTTACGAGGGTATATTGTCCCTGAAACAATACAAAAAGAATTAAGTGCAATTCCTAAGTTTAGAGATAAATCTAAAGTAATTTTTGGTTTAGAAGTATCTTCTGAAGAAGGAATTTATAATGGAAATATTAAAGGGAATAGAATTGTTACCGAAGGTGAAAGAGAAGAAACACCTAAAATAAAGGTAACATATTAACCCGATATTTATTACAAAACGGATAGGATTAAATGGCCAATATAAGATTTCTTGATCAGGTATCTCTCGCAAGTTTCCAAGATTCTAGTACAGAAGGAGGTAATACTGGGAGTTTACTCCTTACAGCATCTGCTGTATTAAATGATATTACTTTTACTAAAGGAGATGGCTCTACATTCGTTGTTACTGTAGATACTGGTTCTGGGGGTGGTGGCTCTGTTGATACAGGCTCATTAATTACTACAGGATCTTTCTCTAATCCTATTTTAACCTTTACTAAAGGAGATGCTAGCACATTTGATTTAAACATCTCAGCGATTACTTCTTCTTTAATCCAAACAGGATCAGTTTCAGGTAACACACTTACCTTTACAAAAGGAGATAGTACTACATTTAATTTAGAAATTGTTTCTGCATCTTATGCATCTACTGCTTCATATGTAGAAACTGCTCAAACAGCTTCTAATACTCCTAATGCTGTTACAACTGGATCTGTTTCCAACAATGTTATCACTCTTACTAAAGGTGATGGTACTACATTTGATTTAACAGTAGACACAGGCTCAGGTGGGGGAGGCTCAACAGACACAGGTTCATTACTTACTACAGCTTCTGCTGCTAATAATGTAATTACCTTTACTAAAGGAGATGCTTCAACTTTTGAAGTTACTATAGATACAGGCTCTGGTGGAGATGTTTCTTACGATGGGGATAGAATTGTTTCCCAAGAATTATTTCCTACAATGTTTAGTGCTTCATTTAATGCTGGTACTACAGGAAGTGTTACAGATTTTTTAAATGCCGTATTCTTCCCTAATAACCCACCAACAATTACAGCTAATACATTCTCAATAGATGAATTTGAAGCTAGCGGTTCAATTGTAGGTACTGTTACTACAACCGACCCTGAAGGACAAACTGTAACATACAGTACTCAAAGTAGCTACACAGATGATTATTTTAGAATTAACTCCTCATCAGGTGTAATTACAGCTAATATATTAGTAACTTCTTCACTTAATACAGATACTTCTCAAGGATATTCTTCATCATTATTCCCTATTACGGTAACTGATTCATTTGGCTCAGAAACAGATGGTAATGTTTATGTTAGAGTAATCCCTAATCAAGCTCCTGTATTTAGACAAGGTAGTGTTGGGGGTACTATAATTACTACATTTACTAGCTCATTAGATGAAAATTCAAATTCAGGAAGTAAAGCTCAAATTTACTATACTGATAATGAAAGTGATACTATTACAATAGGAACAGGTTCAGGTGTTTTACCTTCTGGTTCATTTGAATTACAAATCTCAGGAACTTTTGTAAGATTAGTTCAAACTACAGGTTCTTTAGATTATGAAGGAACTAATGAATTTACTTATGTATTAACAGCGAGTGATGAACATTACCCTTCTCAAGATGATAACTCAATTACTTATCTACCAGCTATAATTACTGTAACAGATAATATAGCTCCTACTGTAAACAATCAAAATTTAACAGGTGTAACAGAAAGTTCAGCAGCTGGAACCTCAGCAGGAACTATTTCAGTAACTGAACCAGAAGGAGATGTTGTTACATTTACGAACTTTAATTTAATATCTTTAGCATTAGATGGAACTCCGGTTTCAACTGGTTCTTATACAGGTACAGGTCAAAATGACCCAACAGAAGATGCTTTCCAAGTAGATTCTTCAGGTGAAGTAACTCGTAAAGAAGGAGTTTACCTAAACTCAGATTTAATTAATTCTTATGTTTACCGTGTAAGTGTTAGAGATAACTTTAATGAAACTACAAGCTCG